TGGATATAGTTACGGATTCTGTCCCTTAGTTGTTGATCAGTTTCTTCATCTGCACCATTTGTAAATGATTCTGGATTCTCTATAATAGCATTAGGGAAGGGGAGTGTTCCAAACAATGTAATCGCACCAATCGGGATATTCCCATCGGCTCCAGTAGTGACCGCGGAGACGAAAACATTTTCAACCTCTTCTTCGCCATCGGCAAGATTAGTATCCTGCCCCACAATAAAACTAATGCGTTCAGAGATATTCGTCTCTGGAACATATACAATATCCCCAGCACCTATTGGTCTTAACCCTTCTTGACTCAAAATAACTGTCTCACCAACTTTATGACTAGCCGCTATCGCCACACCTAAATTTAAAGTATAATATGTAACATTATCGGTTATAGAAGTATAGGTGACAGTCTCCTCGTTATTGGTCCCACGACCGACAATAACTGAGCCACTTGCTGTGAAATCGGTATTATTATCTATATCTAAATATGCCTGACCCCCAACTGCACCATAAGTTCCCGCATAAATATTAGTAGAAACCTTCGTCATACTAGAATCTGAGATCGTCACATAACCAGATGCCTTTTGTGCTTCAATTCTTTCTAACCCATATTCTAAAGCCTTATTGTCAAGATCAGCACCAGTAGCTGTATCCAGATTATAAGCCTGAATGATGTTCACCATTTGGATATACTGTTGATAAATTTCTTGAGATACCGTTTCAAGAAAAGTCAAAACGACAGAGCCTGGTGTTAAGTCATTAATAGCTGTATTTGCCGCCATATATGCCGCTTGATCCGCGACTATCTTTTGAAAACTTTTAAATGCAAACATTTATATAACCTCTCTAGAATATTAACAGAAAAGGAACTTCACGTTGCGGTTCTGTTAATAGAACCCGCATATCCAATCTAACTTGAGAACCACTTCTATCAAATTTTAAATACGTTAAATCTTTGATCCGCGGATCACTTAGAATTGTATCTCTAATCGAATTTTCTATCTCATCCATTTGTACAACATTCTTTCCCCCGATATTAAGATTAAGTCCAATTCTTGGGTGATATGTCAAGGTCCCTTTTTCATACGACATTTTTAACAACAATGATTGGTAAATATTCTCAAAACCATACGTCAACTCTATGTCTTGTCTATTGTTAAGAACGAACGAACCTTCGCTACTAACCTTTAAATCAACACCTAAAACTTTTTCTTGGACGGTTAAGTCTTTTGTAACTGAAGTTTCTTTACTATTTAAAATAAATGAAGGAACATCCTCTTTGGGGTTTTTAGAAGGAATCAACAAATAAGATCCAACGGCGAGAATGCCATCCGATGCAACAGTAGATATATAAGGAGGTTTTAGCTTATTCAACATCACTAACTCAATCCATCTTGTTGCGTCACCTAGTTCTCTCATAGCGATTTTTTCTAAAGTGTCACCACCTTGAAGAATTATCCCTGTAACCGAAGGCGGAGTAGGTAATGAAATATCATTGTTAAAAGCCTTTTCAATGTTTTGTATGCTAGATGACTGGACATTTTCAATTGTTTTTTCACTAATAACACCCCCATCCGACCCCATGACCTTAGGCGTATCTTCATCAAAATAATCATTAGAAGAAATAAACTGATTCAAAGCATTTTCTGTATCAATAAAAGCTTTTAATACTGCCATATTCCCAACACTTAATTGATCAGCAGTCGCAACTTTTGATAATGTGGGTTCTCTATCATATATATCGTTATAATCCGAATCTCCCATGCCAAGGTAGTCCCCCATATTAAGAGCCAGATCTCTTGTTCCCAAAATCAAGTCTTCATAAAACTTTCTCGGTACAGATGAAACTCGTATAACTCCTTGTGATATACCCTGCATAACTTGTGCTGCCGTTTCAAGTGGCAACAACAACGTATTAACAACCGCGCTCTCAATATTTTCAAGTAAAGTAACATAACCATTAAAAATATCTAAAGATGCCTCAATATTGGCGAGGATATTTTCAATTGAAATTGCTCCAAAAATATCTTCACCTAGTATTTGATCAAATAAAGTTTGTGCTTTACCAATAATTTTGAAAGCCACTTCATAGTTATAGGTGAAAGGACTATCTTTGCTCCTAGACCCATCGAACTTGATAGGTTCTACATACCAAAACTCATTGTCTTTGAAGTTTTTAAAAATCAATTTCATAGAAGAGCCACTAGGAGATTTTTTTAATTCAGCATATTCACGAATAAAATTACGAAATTCTAAGAATTCTTGGTAACCAGATTTTTTACCATTGGTGGCATATCCAGAATCGGGGACTCCATTTAGTCCTCTAGAAGGGAAAATTCCTGTTGTTCCTGCAATTACTAAATCTTTTAAAACAAAGCCTTCATTCTCTGTTACAATACCAGATTGTGTCGGGATAATTTTAATAGAAAAGGGTTCAGATTGTTTTATTGATTGCGGGTTAATCTGAAGACGATAGCTTTTATAAGAACCGCCCTCAAACTCAAAAAGATAGCCGGGGTTTTTATTCCACAAAGCTGGCTTGACCTTTTGTAAGGCGTGTTTTACAGAAGCACCATCTTTCCAGATACTTAAAAAAGACTCAGCCATACCAAGGCCTTGATTAGCTACTGAATCAAGTGGCCCAAATCCTGATTTTACTGGCTTAAAAGCCATAATATTCCCTTACTCCCCCACAATGTAATTATATAATTTTATCATAAAACTTTATATACCCTAACCAAGCTATCTAGTGTATAATCAGCAGAAACATCAAAACTCAAATCTATTCTATAAACCACTTCATCATCACTGTCTGTTGTTTCAGTCACCCATGAAATTGTCCCACTTAATTCTAGATTCGTATCTAATTCGTCACGAACATACACTGGGTCACCTGAAGAAAAGCTTATGCCGTCAGAGACATAAACACTGTTGGTTCCATCTGGCTCAACTACAAGTGGCTCCGCTCTCATAACAGTATTATAGTCTGCTTCGTCTATAACAGAACTGGCTCTCCGTTGTTCCATGATTTGTTTCGTGGCTGTCATATTATCTTGTTGAGCCATCGACCCATAACCCTTATTAGATCTTGCGTCTAACCAATGATACCTTGAAGCAATTGCCCCAGTGATTAACGAAAAAGTCCCGCCAGACCCAGAGACAGCACCGACTGCTATCCGTAATTGAGATATTCTTGCATCTATTTCTGTAATTCTTAATCCAACCGCCGTAATTAAATCATCTAAAGCGAGATTTAAGTATCTATTAACTGGCCCCGTTGCGAACCATGTAGGCAATCCTGAAATAATTATGGGAGCAGTTGCGATATTTGTATCTACAATTGCTTCTGCATTTTGAGTTGCTTGTGGCTCTCTTATGTCATTATTCTTTAACAACTCAATATTTTCGTTGTTCATATACGTTGACCATGGAGCGATGTTGTTCATATATGTTTGAATCGCATTTTCTGAATCGACATATGCCCCACCGATTGGAAAGTCATTATTCCAAGGAGTATTCGCCGCCATAACTGCATGAACCGTACAGGTCCCAGCATCTAAATTTGAACCACCAATTGACACAACTTGTAAGGTGGTAGCATTTGTGGCCTCTACTACATAAAAAACGTGTTGGTGTGCAACCGCCGCAAGAGTACCAAAAACCAATACAACCATTCCCGCCGTAATACCAGTAGAGCTTGTAACTGTTAAAACAGTTGTCGCCCCAGTAATCCCAGTACTGGTCGGAGTATTTACTGGAACTCCACCACCACCCAAACCATACCTTATAGATCGGGCAAGACTTTGATACGTTCTTGCAATCCACTCTTCACAATTTGTCGCCCACGATTGTCTTACTCCATTTGTGTATTGATTAATCGAAGGATTGAGATAAAGATTATCTCCAAGAACTGGAGGAGCGGGGGGAATTGCTAATTGAAAAAACTTCCCCGCTGGAGCGTATGGATCATCTGACTCACCACTTGTGAACCCATTACAAACGTATCCTTGAAGCGCATTTCTTTCCCCGGTAACACCACCGCTAGAATCCCCGATATATGCGTTACATATACCAATCCACTCATAACAAAATTGTTGGTTGGCGGCTTCTACGTCTGTAAAAGCAGTTTCTGCTAAATCAACATTATCGACAGCCTCATTAAGCACAACAATCTCTTGAGGTAATTTAACTAACCTTCTTGATACTGCTTTCCTTAATGTCTCTGTCCATGTTATCGCCATTTATGACCCGACCATAGAAATATATGATCCCTGTATTATTTTAGATACTACTGGTGCGCCCTGGTTCCCCGTCCCGACAACCATGTCCCCAATTCTTGCAGAAGGTACGCCACCATTACCAATTTTAGTAAGAGAACTTTTTATATTAAGAGCGTTCTTTGCTTGTACGTCCATTTGTTTATTAACCATTTCGCAAGCACCACCAGTTTTTAAGTCTAGTGTTGCACCATTTGGGCCAGCCAATCCCACCTGACCATCTTTATCCAATTCAATTTTCTTGGTTCCTTTGGCCATGCTCATTGCGCCATCGACATCCATTTTAATCTCAGCACCTTCGGCATCTGGCTTTGTCGGAATGCCATTAACATCTTTCGGGCCACCTTTGTTTGTGATTGTAAGTGCGCCATTCTTATCTGTTTTAATCTCCATTCCATTAAATTCAACAATCTCTTGGATTCCATCTTTACTTGTTATGTCTAAAGCATTCCCCAAAGGGTGAGGAACTCCCTGAATAATTCTAGCACGATACGGGTTGCCATCTGGTATAGCGATTAAAACAAAATCCCCATCTGTCTTTTGTGGTTTGTCAATTGGTGGTTCTAGTTTCCCTTTTCTAACTGGGCTTCTAACTTGACCACTTTTATTATATTGCCCACCATACCGAACAGTGTCTCTAACATGAAATAATCTCATCCCATCAAGAGGACCTCCAACAATCGTACAATTATATTCTACCTCTTTGTATTCTTTTACTCTGGTCGAGTTTTTAGAGTTGTCTGTGTATAAGATTTCATCGATACGAGCCTCTACCAACCCAGATAAACTAGGTATCGAAGCCCCTTGCGGGATTAAGCCATCACTGTATTTTGTTCCATCATTGTGTAACATAATACTCCTACCAACTACCAGTTGCTCCAGTGCCACCAGAGCTACCACCACCGAATTTAAACCCGCCGTTATCTCCGCTATCTCCAAGCTCTACCGATGGAGACGCTACAAACGTAACCTTATCTTTCGAATTTCCTTTATCAACAAAAGACGAAGCAAAAATAGAAGCCTTACCCTGAATGGTGTATTCTTGGTTACCATCAGCAACAGAAATCCCTCTAGTCACTTCGATAGTTTGTCTCCATATGTCTTGGAAAGACCAAGCATCGCTATAACCTTCAATTAAATATTGTCTATCTGGATAAATTCTACTATTATTAATTACTAATCGTTTCCCAAGTCTTACATCGGGGCTACCAACAATAGTAATTGTTCCATTTTCTAAAAGATGGTTACCCTTATACCAATCAGTTATAAGGTCTATATAAGCCTTATATAGTTGCATATTAGGGCCACCATCATCGGCAAGAGCATAATCTACAAGTCGAGAGAATAATCTTAGACCATGTTTTTTCATACTGCTCGTATTTATAGCTGGGACGGTTCCGTTGGCCCAGATGGACGCTTGGGTTGCCTTATAGAGAGGCTCTTCTTTCATCTTAACAAAAAATAAATTAAATCTATCATGATCATTTGTACCGACTGAAGAGCTAATAATTCTATTCCCATCAATAGGCACTGCGGGCAACGCGGAAAACTTCCTCACTGGAATAGATTCAGTACTTTTATTATAGTTATCAAATGTATACGGTCTAACTCCAAAAAACAATTTTGGTTTAGCCTTAGATGGATCACCCACATCAACCAATTCACAAAACATTGAATTGACAACTTCGTTGCTTATGTCTTTTATTATTTGCCAGAAGTTCCCTTGTACATTCATTATCGGAAGCTTTTTTTGACCTGGGTGGCTGACACTAAAATCACTTAAATCCATAAGATCCGCGAACTGTCCATGCCCTGTAGTTTCAAAATCTTTTAGCATCTGGCTAGGGACATACCAATAATTCATTCCTGTTGTACAGCCTTCCACCAGAATCGTGTCATTTAAAAAAAGATCGATTATTTTTTTTATTAATTCATTAGATGAACCGGATGGCTCATTAATCTTATTTACGATAGAATCCGCGGTCGCTCCAATTGTAAATGGATTAAACCAAATACTCGTGTCTTGGAAAATCTTTCCGAAATCTCTTCCAGATATTGTGTAATAAGTTTCTCTTATACCATCTTCATTGATTACTTCTTCTAGTGCAACCCTGTCTACATTCCCCACGACCCTTTTATATTTCTCTCCATCATTTGTGGTTAAATAGACTTGCGTCCAATCCCCTACAGAAATTAATTTAGAATAGTCCCTATTCGGAGACATCCTAAATGAAAAAGAACCCGCTGGTTGATTCAATGTTTTATTATAATTGAATGCTATGACATCGTCATAAAGTTCTTGTTTAACAGACTTCAAACTGTCGGTAACAACTCTTTGGTCTATAAAATGATAGACTTCGACATAACATCTAGTTTGTCTTGACTCTAATATTGTACGATTCTGTGCCATAGTTTAATTCTTAATTGTATTCATATAATTAAAATTATCTGGAACCCTGTTAGACGAGGGTTTCTGTTGAACAACATTTTTAAGTTCATCAGATTTTCCAGAAATTTGATTACCAATAGACTTTATTGCCTCAACAAGTAAAGTAATTCCTGGCATCATAGTCCCAGCAGTAATTTTAGCATATCCTTTAAGTCCTTCAGAGAAAGAATTCTTACTTTCACCATATGCATCTAAAGTTTGTTGAACATATGGTAATGCTTTTTGGGTATAGCCACCGCCACCTGGCCCATATCCACTCATAGCATTAACAAAGGAACCCATATCTGTTTTACCTTTGGTCAAACGAAACATCTCTTGAGTAGAAGCCTCTAACGACAATCGTTTATTCCCGATAAGAGATTTCGGATCGTATCCGAGACCTTTGGCAGTAGAATTAATCATATGCCCGATACCGCGTCTGACACCAAGAGCGTCTATTGGGTTCTCCCACCACTGACTTTCGTAAGCTGTAACTCCAGCGGTAGCCGCTACAAACTCTTCTGGTAATCCTAATTTTTTTGCAACAGCACTTATGTCTTTACCATATTTAGAAACAAACCCCCCAGCACCACCACTGACACTTCTAGCCGACTTACTAGAAAACGGGTTCGCCGTTGGGTTATTCATTGTTTTATTATAATTATCATATGCGTCACTCAGACTAGTAGTTGGATCGAGTATGTCTTTCCACAAACCAAAAGAAGCCTTTGTCCCCTGAGTAAGACCCTGCAATGTTACAACATCTTTGATCGCCTCTATGTTTGTATCAATACTTTTTAAGTGACTATCCATTGAGCCTTGAACACCTCCCTGCTTGTCTTTAAGAAGCTTGAAAAACTCTTTTTCTACATCTCCACCCTTAGAATTCTCCCAAGTCCCCATCAATTCCATTCCTTTGATGGCGGCTCCTGAATCTCCACCCATCATATTCATCATAATGGCCATTGATTCTCTTGGGCTTCTACCCTTGAAGGCCATATTATGGATGGCTTGCATATTGTTAGCACCGAAATCTTTGTTCATCATTCCAAGACTTCCTAAATACCCCTTCATTCCTTTGGGAAGATTGTTCATCATTCCTAGTTGACCCGCTCCACCAGCCAAACCCATTCCTGTCATTACTTCAATATCAAACGCACCAGTGTTCTTACCAAGTCCGTGTGTTTTAATTAATTCAGGAGCTAACAATCCAAATAGATTCCCACCAGCACCTTGTGCTTGAAACCCAGAACTTAGTGCATTAATAGCACCTCCAGCGGCTCCTATGTTTGCATTAAAATACCTACTGCCGCTTGTCGCTCCGCTTAATAACGAAGACAAAAAATTCATATCTGTTGGACCTCGTTGTAAAAACGCTCCCAACATCTGAGTTTGAGTTTGGAAATATTCAGGTAACTTTGCGTCTTCTACACCAGCGGCAACACCTTGAGCCAACATATTAATAAAACTTTTTTCTTTGTTGGATCCCATTGCCCTTGCCTGACCACCCATACCAGCGAGTTGGTCAAAATCCATTCCATAAGCACGAGTCATATCTAATGCCGTACCAAAACCCTGAGTTCCACCCATATTGCCGAGCCAGTTACGACCCATATTTAAAGCTTCTTTTCTTGTGTAGTTTTGTGAAAATGCGGGATTAACAAGCATACGCTGTTGGGCCGCTTGATCATAACCAACCCCTCTAAGTTTTAAGCCACTATCTACATAAGACATTGAGCGATTATAAGACCAGCCGACCATACTTTTCATAGCGTAGCCTATAGCGGCAGGGCCAGCTAAACCAGTTAGTCTACCTAAACCTAAAGCACCAAGTATTCCTTCTGCTCCGCCCCCACCGCCACCAGCGGCTCCACCACCACCTGGAAGAGTAGAACTCATAGATTTTAGTTGGTTAAGATACCCGATCCCCTTTTTAAGTTCTCCGAAACTCTTTGCCGATCCGTCAAGTGCCTTACCGAGTCTTTCGACTTCTTTCTCAGCAATTTTTATTTCACCAGCGAGTTCTTTTACAATTCTAACCGTTTCTTTTGAGAATGTTCTTTCGGCCTCTTTCCCCAACTTAAAATCAAACCCCTTCTTGGACATATCATTAAGCTCTTTGCTAAAACCAGTTACGGCTTTGTGAGCTTTTTTAAGGTCAAGATCAATTTTTAAACTAAACTCTTTTGACATTCTTAAAACTCCTCATGAACTTCTTCTGGAACAGGGTCACCAGCCTTTGTTATTGGGCCAACTTCAGTCTCGAATCTCTTATACCACTCATCATCATCGGGAGCATTCAATAACCAACTCTCTTTTATCTCGGCATATCTTCCCTTGTTATCAAACAAGTTCTGTTCAAAGTACTCGATTATAAGTTCCTCAAAAGTATACTCTTGAAGTAGTGGATCTTTAGACGGACGCTTAAAAAAATTACACCACCAAATTTTTAAATATCCAAAGAGACCGTCATGAGTAGAAACATCGTAGATGTTTTTGAACGCTCTTTTTTCGAGGTTCTGAATATCTGCTTTAGATTCCTTTTTAAGACTCTTGATCATCTTTCTCTGCCTTAGTTTCTGGTTTTTCTGGTTCTGTTCCCCAAACTTCTTCACGCCACTTGTCTTCAAATTTGTCTGTCATTTTCCAGATTTCAGCTACGACATTATCATCATACAAATCTAATCCATACTTATTTTCTTCCCACCAAGGCGGAAAAGACATTAATGTAAAACGAAGATGACCCAAGATTGAGTTCATAAATTTAATTGCTGGATCAAGAGTTCCTAGATCACCACTTAGATTTGCTGTTAGTTTTGCGGCTTCTACTTTTTGAGCGTAGTTGGGCCGCTTATATACAAAGTCACCTTCGTACATCTTACCCGTGTTTGTGCCTTTTACCGCGAAATGGAATGAATATTCCATAGTCGGAAGACCAGTGAGATTCATTTTATTCTCCTTTTCTGTTTTATTTTAAATTTTAAAAAGATATGTGGGGACCGAAGCCCCCCATATCAAATACTTTAAGTAAGACTTTCGTCTGTCTCTTTGCGAGCCACGAAACTAAGTGTTTCGTTAAAAACGTCACGAGCATTTACACTACCTGATTTACCAGATAGTTTAACACCCTCTAGACGGGACAATGTTTTACCAGTTATCCTATCATAAACTTCTGCTTCTAACTCTGGACGAGTTAAAAGACCTTGAAGGGTTGGCTCGATGCCAAGAGATTTTAGAGGCGTTCCCGCAACTCTAAACTTTGTTGCCGAAAAACTTACGTCATAGCCTGTCTCAACGTGTTCTACTACATCAGGTTGGTCAAGAACTTGGATAGGGACCGTGCCATAAGCAATATCAATTGAAACACCTGTTGCAAAAGCCACTTTTTGTCCATCAATTTTAAAGGCGATCCGACTGCCTGAAAGAACTGAGGTTGCCATTTAATTCTCCTTTCTTATATTATCCACCAATATTAATTTTAACAGTATCAATTGTAATCGTACCAAGTACAAAATCGATTCCTGTAACTGGGGTTATTGTGATGTCTATGTAAATAATGTTTCCGTCAACACTTACAGAGAGATTCTTGTATCCAAGTCCACCATTCGTGTCATCACCAACAATAATTTCAGCATCTTTAAATTTAGTCATTAACGCAATAGTCGTTGTTTTAATAGACTCCGCGGAAGCCTCTGCCGATCCCATTTTATTACCGACATACATTGTTTCAATCTGCTGACGCAAATTATACGCAACATAATGAGCCGCTTCCATAACGCTGATTCTATTAAGAACCTGATTAGCGTCTTTGACATAAGTTGTGTTACCAACTGCGATCCTAAAACCACCATAATCTGGCTCTTCAACAAAAAGGATACCAGCCTGAATAGCCGCACTATAATTAATCGCAGGATCAAAATCGTCATGACGTATATCATAAAGGTTTGGTTGTTTATATGTAATCGGGAGACCAACATCTGAGCCAGCTTGCATTCCGCCACAAAGACAACCCAACATCCAAGGCTGATGCCAAACTAGATTACCATTGATATCAAGAGAGTAAACTTCCTGGATACACATACTTGTATATTCAGAGTTAATGTCTTCTGATTTCTGTTTGCAAGTTGCAAAGCTTGTACTAAGATATGATGTGTAACAGTTACGCTCACTACGATTGACAACATTCGATGCGGTACGGCAATGCGTATCCGCCATCAAATTAATTGAATCAATTGTGTAAGTTGAACTTGCATCCGTCACACCAAGAGTAATATCGGCTGTTGCATCCTGTGAAACTGCTGCAAGGACCGTGTTACATCTTGTCAAAAGAAGAGCATCAAACCCAGTTTGAAAATTCGAGTTCGTACTCGCCCCAGTTGAAGCACCGCTCAGAAACTCTTTTGCCGATGAAGCGATAGTCTCTAGTGGACCATAACCATTTGCTTCAAGTTCCATATTGACCATCGTTGATTGATTATTCACAATCGCTAACAGTTCCCAATTCGATGCCGTAATCTGGAATGGCATTGAAAAGATTTCAACAGCGTTGTAATAATCCAAAACATCTGCCGTCTGACCCGCTTTGTTCCCATAAACAGGATAAGCCACATAGGCACTAAGATTATCGATATAATCACAAAGCTCTTGAATTGTATAATCTGCTAATGTAATGTCTAGGTCTTCGCTACCTGGCCCGCCCGTGACCGTTGTTTCAAGACTACGAACTGTAGCAGTATCTTGGATTGTCATCGTGCAGTTCGTACCCGCACCAACATACTGGATACGAAGCATTGTATTGAGAGCATTCTCATCCATTGTTTCAATTTCAGCATTACGACCAAAAGTCCAAATCCTTGAACCTTTAAACCCTCTGACTGGACCCGCAGCACCATCTGTCATTGCCAAAGTAGTTGAGTTCTTAACCGAACCACCGATAATTGCCTGAGAATTTTCAACCAAAGTGTAAGTACTTAAATCAAGAACACCACCAGCAACAGTTGTCAGAGTAACCAAAACATTAGGAGCCGTCCCCGTGATTGAGCTAACAACCCCTGTAATTTCAGCAACTGCATCACCAACAATACCAACATACTGACCAACTGAAAAACCAGTTGATGCCGCAACTCCGATAACACCGAGTGAAGTACCACCCGTAGTTATTGCAACCGCATCAACAAATGAAGTTTTTTCAATGAGGTTTGTAAGAACCGTTACAGAAGTTCCACCAGTAAGTCTTGCGAATCTCGCATAGTCTGTCCTAGCATTATACTCATCGAGAGCCGCATTGGTATTGTCCATCGTCATAACGATAGTACCAGCAGTAGCACCAGCACTAAATGTGACTGGTCTAGAAGCCGCCCACTCTGCATCTGTATTAAGAGCCGAAATAACTTCAGCAATAGTCGCTTTTGCACCAGCCGAAGCCGCGCATGTATAGGTGTAAGCTACACCATCTACCGTAACCACAAACGTATCGCCACCAACGAAGGTAATCGGTAAGGTTGTTACGCCCGATGTCAACACCGCATCGGTGTCTTCTACTGTACCTTCTGTAATATAAAAGTAAGTATAGTTTTCCTGAAGACCATAGTTGATTGAAGTTAAATCATACAAATCTGCTGGTGTTTGTGACAAATTCTGGACTGTCGCCGTACCTTGTACACCAGCATTTGTTTTATAGACTTTAATATAATCTGCTCCACCAGGGATTCTTGAATCCCTTCCCGGAGAGATTAAAGCCTTTGCGGCCTCTACAAGAGGACCACTTCTATATTTATCTACTAAATCCGCTAATTCTGTACTAGCATAAATTTGAACGCCTTCATCGGTTGTTGAGCCAGGTGCGCCACCGCTTGCCTCTCCAACAATACCGACAATATTTGCTCCGGTAAGAGGGAAGCCCCCTACCTGTTTAATCGAACTACGGGTATATACTCCAGGATGGTCTATAGTAGACCCATTCCAATATACATTGATTGCCATTTAAAATTCTCCTTTCTAATATTTCGCTAAAAGTTTATTAAATTCTTCTTTTGTTGCTTCCAGCCCCAAATTCTGTTCAAAAAATAACTTCATAGGGGGTTTATGATAAGCACGAATATCTTTTCTCAAGCGCATCGCCATACTGAAAAAGACATCAAAAGAAATCGTTTTAGGTTTCACCGGAACAATCGGTGCAACCGCTTTGGGAGCGATCCTATTAACATGAATAGGCTTAACCACTCCCTCTTCCTCTTTCTCTTTATTTTCAATTATAGGTTCTTTAACTTTAGTAACCTTTTTCTTTTTAGATTTCTTATCTACCATCCTATTTTCTCCTTATTATAGACTTTCTCTGCCATCCCCATAATCACCACTACCAGATCTTCCTCCCCCTTCTTCCTCTTCTGGTTCACCATTGGTAGTAATAATCGACTTGCCAGACTCAATCGGGATTGCAACCACATCTTTATCAACTCTAACCGCAGATACTTGATGGGTAGCCAATGTTTGATAATCTGCTGGCCAACTCATCCAAGAACGGAAAGATAAATTCAAGATTCTACTATACCATTCTTTTGGTAACATTTCGATCAGTCGATTAAAGTCACTTGCATTAGCAACCTGAAGTTGATAGCCACTGCTTTCAAACTCATCTCTTTTACTAGCAAGGATATACATAATAATATAATACCAATACTTAACAGCTTTAGGGTCTTTAATTGCATGTATCCCTAACACTAATCTTTCTAAGAGAGCGAATTGCTTTGTGTTCCTACGTCTTTCTTGCAATTGCCCCCTTACAAAACAATCATCAGCCGAAATGTCTACAGTCTCACCAGTTCCAATACCAATTCTCTTACTTGTCGCGGTATCTTCTACAATTAAAACTTCAAATTCTTCGTCCGATGAATCTACGAATATCTGTCCTACAATCACTGATGTAAGGCTCACGGCCAAAGGAACTACAATATATCCATCAGTATATGAAGTCGGTTGGAACATTGTTGTCGCTTGCTGTGGATCAATTGTCTCAGACACTTCACCAACATAATCGCTAAACATATCTCTATTTAGCTCTTCATCACTTCCAAAAACATTAATAGAAACACACGGCAAATCTGAATCATCTCGAGGCCATGCTTGAACTATATGAAAATTTTGATCTTTGATATAATTAATAATCTTTTTGATATGTCCTTTACCATAAGCACGTTGTAGGTATGCATCGTCATATTCTTCAAAAATAGAATATAAAATATCTGGATTGGCTCGGATCTCTTGGAGACCTTCACGCAATACCGCTTCCACAAAAAACTCCGCTAAGGGGACTCCTATGACACACCTCCAACGTAAATCTTATCACCGATTTTATCTGTGGCTGTATAAATTACATCCATTGGAGAACTTCTCCTATTCACCTATTATTATATAATATTAATGAGTTTTTTTTAATACGCTAAAAAAAGAAAGGGAGCCGAAAGGCCCCCTTTGTGTCACTTTAAAATTTTAAAATGTCCTAAACTATACGCATCCTTGTCGCATCTAAAATCCTACGTCCTTCTGGGTCTGATGCACTATATTCTACCCCCATCTTAAAACGATTTGCCCATTCAGTAGCATATCCCATTTTAACTCTTCACTCCCACCCCATCGTTTCATCATATAATATGTATATCTTGATAGCGTCTCCTTATTGAGTCCTTCATCGGTTCCGATTTCTTCATATGTCTTTCTTGCTCTTTTACGTTGGTTCCAATATAGGCCTTCGCTCTTTGAACCATAAATGATCGTATTTATTTTCTTTCTTAATTTCCCATCTTTTTTCACCATGATATCCCCACACAATCCCCACTCTTTAAAAAATACCTGTTTAATGTTTTCTATTTCTAAAATTCCAGCTTTTGTTAAGAATTTTATCATTCTCCCCCCCTTTCTTTTAGTTCATAGTCTGCGGGTAAGTACCCATAAATTATGACTCCAAAACTCCCTCTGGCTCGATATGGGACTCCCCCTTTCATGTTCTGACCGCACTTCCTTGGAAACTTGTTTGTTGGATAAATCCAAATCTCTCTCCCATTCTTATTAATATAAAAACGTCTAGGTTTCGCTTCAGATGCTTTCATCCCCCCCCCTCCCCTTAAAGACCATAAATATAAAACCCATTTACCGCCCACCTTATTAAGTGGATTATTAAATAACCAGATGCTAATCCTAAAAATATCGCCATTGCTTTTTTCATAATGCCCCCCGATCTTTTACATAATTAAAATAATACCTCGGCATATGATTAAATTCAAGTGACCCCTTTTCTTTATCATCCTTGCGCCTGACCACGACTATCGGAGCCATAAATCCAATTACCTCAAAATCTTCTGTAAGTTGAGCCGTGTCCCACACTTGACCATATTTGTCTTCAAGATCTTTACGAGTTTCCATCGTCTTCTCCTTTTAGTTGGGCATCGAGTTCGTATGCCTTATTGCGCCAGAACTCAGTCTCCATGAACTGTTGCCAGTTGTTAAAGATGTCTGTCGCTGTTAAATTTAGAATGTCCTTTGACCTCTGTGGAATGGCGTTCCACTTCTTTGTAACAAACGCCATGCAC